ATCTACCTCGCCAAAGTCAAGTTGCTCGGCCAGTTCATCTGGAATCTCGAAAGTCCCTCCCACTGTATAGGTAACCTCCAAGTCAAGTTCTACTTTCATTGATTACATCCTCCTTTCTCTGGTGATTCTAAAATCAAAGTCATTCTCCCTGCTGTTTTCATCATTATTTTGTCCTTATGCCAATAGAACAAGAAAGTACTCCCATTCTTGGGAAAGTGCAGCACATTATTCTGTCCTTTCGGGAGAAACCTACTGACTGCAATTTTCTGACACTTTTTCTGTTTACGAGGCAATCGGGTATTCTCGCCCCCAAACAATGCTTTCAGCTTATCTCCGTCTTGAACTTTACAAGTAATTGTGTTGATCATTTTTCGCCTCCTTTCATTGCTTCAAATCTTCAGGAAATTCATTAAATCTTCTCACTATCTCTTTACAGAGAGCATTTGAACTCTCCAAGTTGCCCATGTGAATTCTTGCTATACAAAAATTGTTGCCATCGGCAATACAGAGGTCTGAATCAACCTCGTTTCGATTTGCTCTGCCCGACAAGGAGACGAGCTTCATAGTCTTTGTGTCTAATTCGCCTTTTGCGAAACTCCATGTTAACTTAATTTTCATGTCAAAACAGGCTTAATTGTTGAAGTTCCTTAACCGTGTTACCAATGGCGAGCAGAGTGTCGCCAGTGAACAAAGAGCCATTGGCGAGTAGCAGACCAAGGATGTAGAGCTTGGCGTCTCGCTCGCTTCGACAATAGCCATATTCCAAAGATGGGAATCGAAACTCATTCCTGCCATTCTTGGTGTAGAAGTTGTATCCCCACGCCCATTTCCCCGGCTTAATTTCTGCCGTGAAAATTTCAACAGTGTTGTCGGTGTCGGCATAAACCACAGTTTTGTTAAAGTCTTGCCGAGCTTCACCGTCGCTGAATTCGAGCACCCTCAGGTGGTCGAATACACTTTCAGATTTTTGTTTTGTTGTCTTAGTCATACGATAGTTATTTTTTTTAAAAAGTTAGAATGGTTCTCTCAGTGCATGCTCGGTGTCGTAGATCGAGAAATATTCCACGCCACCGCTTTTATCGGCCGTGCCGATGAAACTCTCGCCCTGGTGGTCGTTGTACCAATGGCGGAACGACTTACCCTCTTTGTTGAGCTTGTTAGGATTGAAATGGAAGCCCTTGAACTGGCAATAGAAGCAAAGCTTTGTCTTACAGTTGGCTTGAGATATGCCAGAGCGAGCATCAGGGAAATGGCGCTTGAAGTCCTCGAACATCTCGCCACGCGGCACCTTCAAGTTGATATGATTGCTTGTAGAATCGAAGTAAACCTCAGCCCACTGATAGATGCTCTCGCTCATCTGCTGTCGCAATGTGCGAAGCATGATATCGTGCATTGGAGGAAGGACGCAGCCTTGACCTGGTTGCGCCCAGCCAGATTGCATCGAAACAAAATAGTAATACACGCATTCTGCCATCAGATTAAAGAATAAATTCCATTGTTCATCGTCCCAATCTGAAAACAAAACATGCCCAAATTCTTCAATAGGAGTAGTTTTCCCACCGAAATAATTACTAAAGCCCATATACACTATTCGCTCTTGGCTTGACCGCGACTGGCTCCCATTGATTGCATGATTGGTAGTAATGTAGAACTTGGGCGATTTTCCTCTAGGAATAGTAAAACGAGAACGTCCTTTTGGATTAACTGTCAGATCTCCAGTTACAGCATTATAGAATCGCTCAAAGTTAAAATTGACATTCACATCATCAATAAAAACTACTCGAGACATCAAAGTCACATCGCTGAAGACAAAGTCATCATCATTCTTTGTGTTGCGTCCATCAACCCTAGCACGAGAATCCCTGCCTTTAATGTGAAGCAAAATATCTCCAATAAGCGACTTACCTGTACGGCCATTTGATTGCCCGACATCACTCAGTTCTCCATCCATAGCGATGACTGCCTTCAATTCAGTGAGGAATTTATAATCACAAATAAGATAACCTAAAGCAGTTATTTTATTTACAAGGTGTTGGCTAAATTCTTGTTGTTCAAGAGGCGTGAGATCCGTTTTTTGCCACCAGAAATTACTGGTACAACAAAGGAATTTGAGGATTTCACACTTTTCACCATCAGCAGTCATATATATTTCAAATCCATTTTCAGGAGAATATTCTATTTTGTCAATAATTTTTACTCGAGAAAACCTATGACCTAACACATGAGCTTCCCAAACATGCCCTAGAATCGCAGAGCTCCACTCAATACCATTAGGCGTAACCGACAACATTCCATTTTTAAAATACAAATTCTGCAAAAAAGGAGTAAAGACCTCAATCTCATCTTCAAGCTTATCCAAACGTTCCAACTTATCATCCCCAAGATCACTTGTTAAACGAGCCGAAAAATGATTCCGGATGTCTTTATCTTTTGTAGACTGAAGAATATAATTCCAAACAAAATCACGAATTTCGACCGAATCAGACTGATGAACCACACCATCTTCAATCCTCACAAAGCCATAACGGCCACGCTCCATATCTGCGGTTCGTATACGATAATACCCAGCCTCATTGACAAATTTTAAAGCCTCAAAAGTATCTAAAGAAATATTTTTCTTTCCAGAGTTCTCATTTGTCGTTACCGACCAAAAATTTGCATCAGTCGTATATTTACTTGCAAGAATGACCTTTCCATCATCAACTTTATAGCGAAACCTATCAAACTTAAATATCTTCAGTGGTTCAAGAAGTTTAAAGTACTTCTCAAAAAATGCATCACGGTCATTCAAGAGCCAAAAATCTTCTATTTTTAGATCGCTCAATGTTGAGATGTTATGGATTGAGCAATACTTGCCAATGCCATCATGCGCATGAAGCGCAAAGTCGATATCTCTTGCGAGTTCATCTTCTTTGCCCTTAAGCAAGCCACACAACAAATCGTCTACACCCTTATCGCCACGATCATTCTCATTGATGTGACCGAAATACACATCAACATTGATGTTTTGATTGTGAAGGCTGTTGACATATTTCTTGAATTTCTTTGCCGCTCCGGCGAACTGACGTGGACGGAAGTCTACTGGTTCGTCGGGGCGCAAGTTCTTGCTCAAGTCGCACCAGTCGCTATCCATGAGGAGAACGACGTTGCGCACGCCACAGCGTTGAACAATATACTGCAGGTCGGCGGGCAACCCGCTCTCCTTGTTGCCGATATTGTATATGCCCTGAATGCCTATCGACATCACGCCATGCTTACAAGCTTTTTCGGCTTTCTTCTCGCCTTCCTGTATAACAAGTGTTTCAATGTGACGCTCCTCATTATATGCATCGCGAATGCGCTGCGGAAAATAAAACTTCGTAGGCGCACCTTTTGGTGTCAAATACTTGCATGTGCGCTTTGCATCCTTAGGTGTGTGCAACTCGGGGTTGCTATAGCGAATCCTGATGTAAGGACGCAAAGCCCCACGTGCACCACGAGTGGCATATTGTTCCATTGTCCCATCAAGGCGATAGTAATATATTAGCATCTCATCATCGCCTGGGCGAATATTGCCATAAACATCGAGGCTACCACGACGGAACGCCGACTCGAGTATAAAACCGCCATTCGGCTGCTTTACCTTGACCATTACATCTTCAAACGTCAAACCCGAACCCTCGAGCTGGCGTTCACAGAAGCTCTTGGCCTGGAGTTTCTTCTGACGAGAAACCTCCTTCGTCAGTTTCTCGTCATCCGAAAGCAGAGGAACGCCTGAGCGTTCGGCCACCAGCTTTATAGCCTCGGGATATTTCTTTTTGTCATTGGCAAAATCGAAGTACATGCAAGCAGCTATCGCACCACTGAGCGAGAAGCCACAATGAAAGCAATGGGCGAAGTCCTTGCCGGCTTTATGAACGACGCTCAATCCTTTGCCTTTACCCTCAGTGCCGCACTCCGGGCAACGCACATATGACGTTGCCCTTGTAGGCGATGCACCAGGTATAAATTCGCGGATATCGCCAGCCGACTTAACCTTTGCAATGTCAAGTTCCGAATATTTCATATTTTAAAAAGGTTGTTACGTTCGGCATAGCGGAAAAACTCGGCCTTCTCATGCATTCCAAGGCGAGCAAGAGCATTGCGAACGTGTTGGTTAACAGTATGTACAGAAAGATAAAGACGTTCTGATATTTCCTCTTTGGTAAGTCCCTTGTACCAGAGTTCCATAACACGCAACTCGGCAGGGCGAAGATTGTGATCGAACTCAGGACGGCAAATCACACCCTCATAGCGACATTCACCGCGCAATGGGCATGGAACACACTCGAGATGGAGCCTACCAAATGCATCGACATCGTGTACATTGTCGATGTTCCCAAAATTGCAACGACAGAAACGCAGAACCACACGGTAACGAAACACAGCCATTTCGGAACTACAACGCTCATACTCGCGTGCCAGTGCCGCATAAGCTTTAGGATAGAACTTCTCGATAAGTTCAATCATGAAGTCTATAATCTCAGTAGAAGTTTCCTCAACCTTTCCAGTTGAGCCGTCACCAGTCCGATACCACAATTCGTCATTGTAGTTAAAGAATTCTACAACATTTAGTAACATAAACGTGTTATTTTTAATCAGTTAGCGCAAATTTCTGCGGAAGAAAATAGTTTTTCTCCCAAAATTTCCTCAATTTTGCACATGTGCAAAGCGGGTATGCGGCACAGCCCTTGCATCCAGTTGTAAACCGTCTTGCGAGGAACCATGCAGCCATCGACAATCCGGTCAATCGCAACCGTCTTTTCGGCGCGAGTGAGGTTGTCAAGATAGCCCTTGAGTGCGAGAGAGTCTTTGAGAATTTTGTCCATTTTTACTTGTTTTTATTGCTACATTTAGTAATTTTGTGCTATATTTAGCACTGCAAAGGTAATAATGTTTTACAATTCTCAAACACTTTGTACTATATCAACCTATTAGTTTTATAATTCTTTAACTTTTTGTTTTATTGCTGACGTATGAAAAAAATTGGACCAGAACTTGACAGAATCATCGCCGAAAAAGGCGTAATCAAGAAAAACATCGCTGAGAATTTGGGCATAACGCCAACTTACTTCTCAAGATTGTTGAAATCGGATTCTATGGACTGCAAGATGCTCGAGAACATCTGCAAGATTCTCGAGATTTCGCCTGCTTCCTTTTTCGATGGATGCACAAACATCAGTGTCGGAGGTGCCAACGCTTCGTCAATTATCGGCAACGCCTCAGCTACAGTAAACATCACACAAGGCGAGATAACAGCCTTGCGCGAACTGCTTGTAGAGAAGGAGCGTACGATACAAATTCTACTTCAAAAAACGGGACAAAATCGGGACAAATGATACCGATTTTAACATGTTTCTCTTATTTAATTAATGTGGAAATCGCACGTTAAACTAGTCGCACGAATCTAGTCATCCCGACCACTAATAGCCTAAGTGGTTGCAGTGCAACCACTTGGGCTATTTCAAAAATAGCCATCGGGACAAATACGTGCCAAGGCGACATATTGTTTAACCGAGCATTTCCACAAGAAATGTTCAAAAAAAATGTGTCCTTCAACACAACAACAAGAAGTTTTTTCGGTACGTAATACCGATTTCGCAAAGCAATATACCATGCCGGTCCTTCGCGAAGGAGCGGTATGGTATATTGAGTTTTATGCCTTTGACCCAGCCATTAGCAGGCTGCGTCGAAAGCGCATCAAAATCAATCGCATCAAAGGCGTAGCGAAAAAACGAGCCTACGCAAGAGACGTTATGCGAAGAATCACACAACAACTCTCGGAAGGCTGGAATCCTTGGATTGAAAAGGATTGCAGTAATCTAATGACCATCGCTGAAGTGATGGCGAGCTATGAAGCCTATGTCGACAAGATGTATAACGGTGGAAACTACAGGAAGCAAACCTATGCCAGCTACAAAAGTTACATCAACAACCTTCAGGACTACATCAATAAACACGCACCGATATACTATCTGTATCAGCTCGACAAGTCTTACATAACTCGTTTTCTAGATCACATTTTTATTGAAAGAGACAATGGTGCCAGGACGAGAAACAATTACCTCTCGTGGCTTGCCGTTTTCTGTGGATGGTGTGTTGATCACAACTATCTCCAGTACCGTCCAACGGACGGCATCGCCTTCATCGACAAACGGCACATCAAGAAACAGAGGCAAATAATTCCTTTGCCCGTAGTAAAGAAAATCCATGAATGGCTTAGCGCACATGACCCGCATATGCTCCTAGCGTGCCAACTGTTATATAATTGCTTCATTCGCCCGGTCGAGATGACCAGGCTGAAGATAAACATGATCAACATAAAAGAAAGCACTATCACCATCCCTGCCGATGCCAGCAAGAATCACGAAACAATGGTCGTTACACTCCCAAAGAAGGTAATCACTACCGCCCGAAACCTCGGCATCTTCGAGCACGAGGGTTCGTGCTACGTGTTTTCCTCTCGTTTGCGCCCCGGCATGAAGATGATAGACACCGTTGTATTTAGGCACCACTGGGAGGATATGCGCAACGCTCTTGGCATTAAAAAGGAATATCAAATGTACTCACTTAAGGACACCGGCATAACCGAAATGCTAGAAAAGAAAATGGCGAGCATTGCAGTTAGAGATCAAGCACGGCACAGTTCTCTTGCAATAACGGAGCTTTACACCAAACACCTAGAAAAAGCGAATCCTGATGTGGTGAATTGGGAGGGGAGCCTTTAAATTATTGAAGCCCCACCCCTAACCCCAATGGGTGTGAAACAAGTGGCACAATAAAATCGCTTCACGTTGTCGGCTTATAGAGCTGCAGAAAGTTGCTTATGCTGCCACGCAACCCCACGCATCGAGTCAGAACAGCTTCCTGTTGGTTACGTTGCTCCACTCAAGTATCAGAGAGTTTTTCATTTTGTTTTTTGACGGGGATGCGGTGGGAAGCATCCGGCTTGCGCCATTTCCTTGCGTGTTTGGCTCGCCAGTTGCACCGACACCCGGGCAAGCTCGGGTATCGGCGCACTTGGCTTTCCACCAAACACGGAAATGTCTCCAGCCCAATGCGCATATAATCCCATCGCAACCCCTAAAGGCTACATTTCACACACTCTGCTTCTATCGTTACGCACTACACTTACATGAATCTTTTCTGCTCCATGCTTTTGATACGTCAAAGGGGAGGTGGCAGCGCAACACTCCACATCTCTACGCTGACAACATTCCGCTCATCACGCGCCACCACTATCACACCCATTGCCTCAATCCCTTTGCAAGCAAAGGAGAGAGGAATAAGCAAAGCTTATCAATCTTATTAACCTTTTCTGCTGCCTGACCTGCGAGTATGATATGTGATGATGCATGGTGTTGTTAGATGTTATCATTGCCACGCCGTCGCTGCTGTATAACTATTTTACACTACAAAGTTAGTGCGAGCCGCTCACTGCAAGGACCAGGTCGGGTCTGCTCGACAAAAATCTAAAAAATTTGACGCATGCATAAAATTTTTCTAGCCGCAGGCGATAGATTTTTCTCGGCAGATCCTTGCATTCATTCGCTTCCCTCGCCCCACTTTTGTTGCAGTGTAAAAAGATTATACGCGACAACGTAGACAATGATTATTAACATCTAAATTCACAACACTATGTCATCATCTATTAACATATCATTTAATTTCTCGCCAGTCAAGGCTGCAGATAAGGTAAGTAAAAAAGATTACCGCTCCTCCGCATCCAATAATTATTCCGCCGACTTGGTGGACCTTGACAACGAAGTATGCACAATCGAAATCGAGGCACGCAATGAAAACGAGGCAAGCGAAAAGGCTGAAAATATCGCCTTTGAGATGGGCCTGCAAGTTAGTTACATCAACATTTACAAAATTTTCTAAATAACATTATTCACATTTAAAATTTACAACTATGGCAAATTTAGTTTTAGCATCCAAGAGAGTAACAAAAAGTGGTCGTAACATGTGGCACGTTTACGCACGAGTAGAAAACACCGAGAACGGCACCCAAGACAAGAACAACGGCAAGCAAGACGAGTTTTGGTTTCCTGTCGAGAAGTCTGTAAAAGCTTTGCGCTATGCATTCATTTTGCGCAAAAAACACAACGCCATCATACCAAAGGCAATCTATAGCAACTTGATGGCCGAGGTCAAGACAAGCAAGCCCGAAGAGGTGCCAAGCACCGAGCAAGACACCGAGAGCGCACCCAAGAAGAAAGGCACACGCAAGCGCACCGCCAAGAAAGAGGACACTAACACCGAGAACAAATAACATTATTTTCTAACAAGGTGGGCGAGCAATCGCCCACCACAAAAACTAATCATTATGGATTTATCACAAGATTACAAGGTGGGCAATTTGATTTATTGCTATGACTGGGACTGTGAAGGCGCAATTTACATGCGCAACGCAAAGACAGTGGAACGCTACCAGGAGCTAACCGAGAAGCACCCAAACTCAGAAGATTATGGCATTTTTTGGGCATTCAGCAACAAACAATTTGATGAAGGTTACAAGCTGCTTGTTAAAAGAGGCTTCATTAAGGATGGCGAGAAAGTTAAACGAGTAAACGCAATATCTGGGATGTTTGGCGCAAGCACCAAACATATAGAAAGTTTTTTTGCCTTCTATGCTGACAAGGACAAATTGATAGCTGCTGAATGCGACCCACAAGAAGTATATTTTTATGAGTGCAACAATCACGAATACATGTACGACTGGGACGGAGACGCAGAACCATTACATATCATTTATAGAATTTGGGGCAGAGAGATTGCAGAGAAAATCCACAGAGTAAGGCCCAATCTAACACTTGACGAAATTATTAAGCGATAACAAAAGGCTCGAGAAATCGAGCCTTTTGTATGCACCGAAACCGACCACACCAACTTTGTTGCTGATGTGGTCGGTGATATTATTAGAGCAGATCCCCAAAAAACAAAAACATATGTACACTAAAATTCAGTATCGAGCGGTATTCAACCGCGCCCATCGCCTTGACAAGCACGGCAAGGCGCTTATTCAAATCGAGATGCTGCAGCATGGCAGCCGCATCTATTTCACCACGCACATCCACATCGAGCCAAAACAATGGAACCAGGGAGTGGTTGTGGATCACCCCATGGCCGATGAATACAACTTTGTCATCAATGATTACAAGTCACGTCTCGAGAGGATTGAGATAGATTATATCAAGCGTGGCATCTACCCGTCGCTCGACACGATGCGGCGAGCGATCCGTGAAGCTGCTGCGCCATCATCCACCTTCATCGACTTTGCGCGATCCATCGTCACCGCCTCGGAGCGCAAAGCTCGCACGATAGCGGGATATGAGACGCTATTCAGGAACATGGAGAAGTTTCGGCAAGGTGTGCTTCTCACGGATATAGACTATGATTTCATCAACCGCTATGACCGTTGGATGCACCTTAGCGGCATCGCACACAACACCCGAGTAGGACGACTACGACAACTCAAAGCCATTCTTAACGAGGCACAAAAGCGCGATATCATCGCAAAGAATCCCTTTGACCTTTTCAAGATCCCGCCAATGAACAGCAAGAAAGGCTTCCTCACAACCAAGCAACTCAACAAGATTGAGAGCCTGGTTGTGAGCGGACCGGCTGCCACCGTCCGCGATGCCTTTCTTTTTTGTTGCTATACCGGACTACGTTTCAGCGACCTCGTTACTCTCAAGAGCAGCGATATCACAAAAGGATGGATCACGAAGAAGATGGTAAAGACCAACTTCACCGTGGAAATTCCTGCCAGCGAAGTTTTCGATGGCAAGGCCATCGCTATCATTGATAGATACGGGAGCATCGAACGCCTCACTCGCAAGCTCGGCACAAATGCTACCGTAAACAAGCATCTGAAGGAAGTGTTCAGGCTTGCTAAGATTGAAGGCAACTTCACTTTTCACACCTCGAGACATACATTCGCCTCGCTCACTCTGCAGATGGGAATTCCAATCACATCGGTTCAGCGAATGTTAGGACATCAGAAACTTGCAACGACAGAAATTTACAGTGAGGTTGACCGCACTACAATTACCAAAGACATTAAAAAAGCTCTCTAAAAATCTCGCAAAAGCAAAGGCGACAAAGGCTTGCAGGAAT